CGCCCACCTCCTGCGTCGTGCTGCTGCGCCCCAGTTCCTACAAGTCCACCATGATCCAGATGGTCGGGCGCGGCCTGCGCACCGTCGATCCCGAGGAACACCCCGGCATCGTCAAGACCGACTGCGTCGTGCTGGATTTTGGCACCTCGAGCCTGATCCACGGCACGCTGGAACAGGATGTCGATCTTGACGGCAGGACCGAGGCTGGTGAGGCGCCGACCAAGACCTGCCCGGCGTGCGAGGCGGAGATCCCGCTCGCCGCCACCGAGTGTCCGCTCTGCGGTGAGGCGTTCCCGCGGGAGGACGAAGAGGCCGGTGAAGGTGGCGGTGCCGCGCCGCTCTCGGGCTTCATGATGACCGAGATCGACCTGCTGAAGCGGTCCAGCTTCGCGTGGGTCGACCTCTACGGCACGGACGACGCGCTGATGGCCACGGGCTTCGCAGCCTGGGCCGGCATCTTCTGGCTGGACGGGGTCTGGTACGCCATCGGCGGGGCGAAGGGCGAGCGCCCCCACCTGCTGGGGGTCGGCGAGCGCACGGTCTGCCTCGCGCAGGCGGACGACTGGCTGAACACCCACGAAACCGACGAGAGCGCCTTCAAGACCCGCTCCTGGCTGCGCCAGCCGCCGACCGAGAAGCAACTGCAGTACCTGCCGCCCGAATGCCGACACGACTTCGGCCTGACGCGCTACCGCGCCTCGGCGCTGATGACCTTCGGCTTCAACAAGCGCGCCATCCGCCAGCTGATCGACACGGCGGCCTCTCCCGAGCGGAGGGCGGCATGACCCATGTCCACCATCACCCCCATCCCGGCCGAGGACCGGCGGCGGCTGTGGCATCCGCGTGGAACGCTCTGTGCTGTCTGCCGGCAACCCACCCGTGGCTTTGGCTGGTTCGATCCGGTCCGGTCGAAGCGGCCCCGGCCCTCGGTCTGGTTCTGCTCGATGCCCTGCCAGTCCTTCTGGACGCGCTTGGCCAAGGAGCGTTTCGCCATGGTTGACCTGACCGAGGAAGAGCGCGCCGCGATCACCGCCACCATGAAGCGCGTGGCGCTGCTGATGGACGAGATCGGCTGGGCCACCCCGCTTGCCGAACTCACCGAGGCGCAGGTGCGCGCGCTGATCGAGGAAGCCGTCGAGGGCTTCCGCGAGGCCATGTCCGACATCGTCCGGGCGCAGACGCCGGAGGTGCCGTTTTGACCCTCGATTACAATCATCGCCCCAGCTTCGCCGAGCGGGTGAACACCGCCGTCGATCAGGCGCTTACCGCCGATCAGGCGATGCGGCCGCCCCGCGACTATCTCGGCGGCTCGCGTCTCGGCCATGCCTGCGAGCGGGCGCTGCAGTTCGAGTTCACGGCGACGCCAAAGGACGAGGGCCAGGACTTCAGCGGCCAGTCGCTGCGCATCTTCGCCATCGGCCACGCGCTCGAGGATCTGGCCGTCGCCTGGCTGCGCGGCGCGGGCTTCGACCTCTACACGCGAAAGGGCAACCGGCCCGATGGCGGCCAGTTCGGGTTCTCCGTCGCGGGCGGGCGCATCCGCGGTCATGTCGACGGCATCATCGCCGCCGGGCCCGAAGCCTTCGATCTGGCCGTTCCCGCACTCTGGGAATGCAAGACGATGAACGCGAAGAACTGGCGCGCCTGCGTCAAGGACGGCGTGACCAAGTCGAAGCCGGTCTATGCCGCGCAGATCGCGGTCTATCAGGCCTACATGGAAACCAGCGTGCCCGGCATCAGCGCCGCGCCTGCGCTCTTCACCGCGATCAACAAGGACACCGCCGAGCTCCACCACGAGCAGGTCGCCTTCGACGCCGATCTCGCGCAGCGCATGTCCGACCGGGGCGTGCGGATCCTGCAGGCGACCGATGCGGGCGAGCTTCTGCCGCGCGTCGCCACCACGCCCGACTTCTTCGAATGCCGCTTCTGCCCGTGGTCCGAGCGCTGCTGGGGGCTTCCGGCATGAGCGACGACGGCATCCTGCATTTCAACCCGTGGACGGACTTCAACGATGGGCCGCCGTCCGAGAACCCGTTCGGCTGCGACCCCAACCCCGAGCAGATCGCCGTTTTCCTAGACACCGTGTTCAGCTGGTGCGAGGGGCTGATCCCGCTCCGCGGCTTCGTGGACAAGGGTCAGGGCCGAGACGGCAAGCCGCACAACATCTGGATCCCCGCCGATGACACCGCGCCGGGGAAACTCGCGACCTTCGCCGCGTGGGCGAACCGCGAGGGCGCGGCGGTCTATGTCATCCCCGGCACCGTCGCCGAGCAGGGCCAGGCCCGCGCCGCCGACGTGCTGCAGATGCAGGCCATCGTCGTCGATCTCGACGCGGGCGACATCCCGGCCAAGCTGGACCATGTCACCCGCCACCTCGGCGCTCCCACGCTGATCATCGAGAGCGGCGGGCGCACGCCCGAGGGCGCGGCGAAGCTCCATGTCTGGTGGAAACTGACCGAGCCCGCCGAAGACGACGACCTGGCCACCCTCTGCCGCCTGCGCGGCGAGATCGCGGTGAAGGTCGGCGGCGACACGCATTTCCGCTCGGCACACCAGCCGATCCGGGTGCCGGGCACCGTCTATCACAAGCATGGCCATCAACGCCTCGTGCAGATCCGCGAACATCGCGACGTCGAGGTGGACCTGGCGGATTTCTCCGAAAAGGTCGCCGAGATGCCGCCGCTGCCAGGCGTAGGCTTCGCCAGCGACGTTGCCTCGCCGACCGCGAAGCCCGGCATCGACGCGGTGCTCACCACGCCGGTGCGCGAAGGCGCGGTTGACGACTGGTCCCGGTTCCAGGGGGCCAGCGCCGCCATCGGCCATTACGTGCGCCTCGTGCACGAAGGCCGCCTCGACCCGTTCGCGGGCTGGGAGGCGATCTGCGGCTACAACGCCGCCATGCTGCGGCCGTCATGGCCGCTCGATCGGCTTCAGGCCGAGTCCGAACGGCTCTGGGCGCTGCATGTAAAGCGCAACGGCCCGCCGCTCCTGCGCGCAGCCCACGTCGACGCCCCGGCCAGCCCGCTGCCGACCTTCAGCCTCGGCGCTCTCCTCGACGACACCAGTCCGATGCCCGAGGACATCATCGGACCCCGCGTGCTGACGCCGGGCGGGCTCCTCGTGCTGGGCGGCGCGCCCAAGGTCGGCAAGAGCGACTTCCTGATCTCATGGCTCGTGCACATGGCGGCGGGCGTACCGTTCCTCGGCTTCGTGCCACCCCGGCCGCTGCGCGTTTTCTATCTGCAGGCGGAGATCCAGTATCACTATCTGCGCGAGCGCATGCAGCAGATCGCGCTGCCCGCCGCCGTGATCGCCGCCGCGCGCGACACCTTCATCGCCACACCGAAGCTGAAGCTGCTGCTCGACGCGGAGGGCGTCGCCCGCGTGGCCGAGGCGATCCGGGCCGCATTCCCCGACGCGCCGCCCGACATCATCGTCATCGACCCGATCCGCAACCTCTTCGATGGCGGACCTGAGGGGGGCGGCGAGAACGACAACACCGCCATGATGTTCTTCCTGAAGGGCCGCGTGGAGCTCCTCCGCGAGGCGGTCAATCCGGATGCGGGCGTCATCCTCGCCCACCACACCCGCAAGGCCACCAAACATCAGGTCAAGGACGATCCCTTCCTCGCGCTCTCCGGCGCAAGCGCGCTGCGCGGTTTCTATACCTCGGGGCTGCTCATGCACCGGCCCGACGAGGACAGCACCGTCCGCAGGCTGGAGATCGAACTGCGCAACGGCCCGGCGCTGCCGGGCAAGCTCATCGACAAGCTGAAGGGCGAATGGGTCGAGCTGAACCCGCTGAACGAGCGCCTGGTGCGCAAGGAGGTCGGGGCCAAACTCGATGCCGAGCGGCTGCGCAAACACGATGTTATCCTCGGCATGCTGCTGGATGAGGCGGCGAGCGAGCGCCTCTACACCGCGATGCAGTTCGCCGAGACCTTCGAGAACCGTGGCGGTCTGGGCAGCAAGCACACGATCCGTGAGCGCCTCAGCGTGCTGGCGACCAAGGGCTTCGTGAAGTTCCTGCGCGACCCCTCGGGGTTCGGCTTCCCCGTCACCCGGTCGCGGTTCGGCTACCTCTGCGTCGAGGGCATGCAGTTCGGCGCGCCTGTCGAGGAGGTCGATCCGGACACCGGCGAGGTCACCACAACCGCCCGTCCGGTCCTGCCCAGCCACTTCAAATGCCCCCAGTCCGGGCTCTGCCTGCAGGTCGAAAACCCCGCCGTCTGGGTCTACCCGGAGGGGCTGAAGGACGACCTCTCTCATATGAGTGAGGCCTGACTCATATGACAGCGCCAACCGTGCACTCAACGAAATCAACGGGTTACGGGCAAATAAGAGTTAGGTCCCTAACTCATGCCCGAGGACTTCATGAAGTCTTATTCCGCAATGATTTCAGCCACTTGTCCTCCTCGGAACAGTTAGGTGTCAAACCCCCATACTACGTATGGGAGGGCCACCCCACAGGGTTGGCCACTCCTCCCATACGTCCGGGTCAGCCGCGCGCGCCGCCGTGACGGTCTGTTGTGCTTCCCGATCCGACGACGGCGGCCCCGTACCGCCAAGCACCAGACCGCCGTCGTCTTCCACCACCACAGGCCACCGGCAAAGGAGACCCATCATGGCTCAGCCGACTCTGATCCCGAATTGCGACGGCGCAAGGTTTGAATCGCTGCCGCTCGACACGCCCCGCAACCGCTGCATCCTCGCGCTCGACCTTGGCACCGCGACTGGCTGGGCGATCCGCGGCCATGACGGTCTGGTCACCAGCGGCACCGTCTCGCTGCGCCCCGGCCGCTTTGATGGCGGCGGCATGCGCTACCTGCGCTTCACCAATTGGCTGACCGAGATCGACCGGCTGTCCGGTCCTGTCGCCGCGATCTGGTTCGAGGAGGTGCGCCGCCATGCGGGCACCGATGCCAGCCACATCTACGGCGGGCTCATGGCCACGCTGACCGCATGGGCGGAACTGCGCGGCGTGCCCTACGCGGGCGTCCCGGTCGGCACGATCAAGCGTCATGCCGCTGGCAAGGGCAACGCCGACAAGGCCGCCATGGTCGCCGCCGTCCGCGCCCGCGGCTTCAGCCCGGCCGACGACAACGAGGCCGACGCCATCGCCATCCTGCTCTGGGCGATTGAG